AGCACCTGCGTCGTTTACCTGAAGAACTACATCCTTGCCTCCTTTTGGATCAATTTCAACAGTGTTACCTATTGGATCTCCCTTGGTGTTTAATCCATAGTTATAGGCATCACCTCTGTAAAGAGACTCTACGGAGTAAGCTACATCAGCGGGAGCTACTGTAAATCCAGACGCAACCTTATAAGCACCCGCCGTTCCAGTTAGTTCGCCGTCGCTGTCAACAACCTTTAGTTCGCTTATTCCAGCTTTGCCTTGGCTTAGGCATGAAACTGATAGACTAGCTCCAGATCCTGCAAAACCTCCTACTATATAAGTGGTTGAGCCTACCTTTTGAACACTTACTTTAGAAGCTAAAGAGCCTGCACCAAGCTTTGAAATAAGAGCGGTAGTCTGATCAAGAGCGGTTCCTGCTGGAATGGTTACTTCGAGATCACTTGCAAATTGTTTTACGCCGTCGTTAGAGCTTACATTGATTACAAATGTTGCTGCCGTTCCAACTCCTAAATCAGTACCTGTTAAGGCGACGGCAGGGCACGCACCCAAAGGAACGGTTGCGCTTGCATAAGCTGCGTCACTGTCAACCATGCCTCTAACATAGTAAACTTGGTTGGTGGCTTCAAGGATCTCAAGAGCAGCCTCAAGACCTTGACCCTCAATAAGCTCAGAAGGCTTACCAAAGGTCTTTACAAGTTGTTCTTGGTTTGTGATAAGAGTAGCTTTGTTTTCAGGACCCTTACCAGCGAAACCTACTATACCCACGACAGATGGGTTTACACTGGTGGGATATTGAGAAAGGTCCTTCTCAACTACATATACTCCGGGGCTTACGAAATTAACCATTGTTTATAACCTCATGCGTTAGTGATTTTTAATAGCTTTCTTTTAGCCATTGTTTTTACTTGATCTGTGAGATAAGATTCAGGAACTACAATGCTTTTCTTTGGCTTAATCCTATAGGATTGAACTCCACTAGGGGTGGAGAAGAATACCTGAAAGCTTTGTAGACTTTGGTTTGTAACTGTTCTCATGATTGATCCTCTAATATAGTTAGCTCTTTTGGTGCCTATTTTTTTATTTTTTATTGGGTTATTTGAATATTTGTCACTCTCTAAAGAAAGTGTCTAGATGTATCTCTTCTATTTGTCCCGTGCTAGTTATTTGAAAATTAGGGCTTGGAATATAGAATTCAGTTGATATTAAGAAAGTCTTTCTTATAATTCTATCTTCCCTATCACCCAACTCTACTACAGAGTTGTCTGTTTCCTGTGCAAGATACGCCTTAATTGATTTAGAAAAAGGGGTCTTGATACGGACCTCTGGATTGAACTTGGATCTTATAAGACTAGATATTTGATCCATATCTGAGATGTACTTGGTCCATATATTTAATGCATATGTGGCCTTTACAGGAACATCTGCTAGGGATATTACTCTTATAGCTTTCTGTTTCTCATCATCCCAATATGCTTTGGACATGATCATGGAATCATATCTTCTTTTGGTTTCGTCGTTGTCTATGCTGAACTGGTATATTGATGCATACGGAAGGACAAGGTTGTTCTCTTGGAACATTTTAGCTACAGCCCTTTCCTGTCTACCGTGATGTAGCTTCACATCAATAGCGTTAGATTGGGAGTCTATGTAATAAATTTTTAAGTTGGATAGAAGCCCTCTAAGAACTTCCTTGTAGGCGTCATTTCTTATATGAGCAGTCTCTTCTATCTTATCAATAAGTCTATGGTAAAGCTCTCTAGAAGTTCGACCCCTCTCATAAGAGAATCCACCAGTATTCTCATTTAGATATGCGTTTATATCACCTTTGTAGATGTTCTCACTCAAGATCTATATACCCCCCTACATCATCTGCCACATCAGAGATCTCTTGGTTCAAAGTATCCTCACTTTCACGGAGGAGCTTGGCAGTGCAGACTATATGGTAGATACCATACATCTCAAAGCTATCTTCCTGAACTTCTGTGATCTCGTACTTCTGGTTTTGGAAGTGTGGTTTTATGTGATCTCCTATTTTAGGAGTCCTGTCTAGAGAAGCTTCTATATAGGACTTGTTAAATACAAACATCTGATCGTTTGTAAGTTCTATACCAAAGTTAGATAGGACTTCTTGTACTACGCTGGGCTCGTAGTGGCCGTAGACCGTTATTGGTTCAGAAGCTACTGTCTTGTTAGAAGCTTCTAAATAAACTTCATCATACTCAGACTCAACATACGATTTAAAGTAGTAAAGAGGAGACCCTGATATTCTAATAATCTCATCATCTATAAGATTAAAAAGATTTACATCAGGATTGTTAGGATCATAGAAAGATAAAGGAGTGCCTCCCTCTAATTTAGGAAGGCTATCCATCTGTCTTTTTACTTTAAATCTCTTTGCCATCAGCCTGTGGTAAACATTGGAGGTTCGCTAACCTCATTGATTAACTCATCCTTTAGAGTTTGTTTCTCCTGCATAGCTTGTTGTTGTAATGCAGGGCCGTTTAATTGAGTTCCTCCACCTGGACCAGGAACAACAGTGAACTTGCCTCTAACCTGACCTAGAAGTTCTTTAGCGCAGGCTGTAGTATACTTCTGAACCCAGTTGATCATCTTGGGTGTCATGGTTTTTGGATTGAGGCCACGGTATTCTAGGATAGCTAGATCGCTTACTGCTGGAGCAGGATATAACTGTAAGAACTGACCATCAATGATATCCCAACCACCATCTTGACCGAGAATTCTTCTTGTAGTTTCCATAGTAGATTGCAAAAGATAGTAATCGCCTATGGTAAAGTTATCGAAAAGATAGTTATCCTGGAAATACTTAATGAAGAAATCGAACTCAATCGTACCAGCCTGTGACTGAATTGAAAGGAGTGTTTTCTTAAAGGTAACATAAGTTAGATTTCTCAGTATGTAGGAAGGTATTTGATATAAGTTGTACCCACCTACAGTTTGAAAGGCTGCTATTTGTTTTGTAAAATGAGGAGCATGATAATCAAGCTCGGTTACTGCCTCATCAATGCAGTGTTTTATCTGATGATCAGTAAGCTCAACCCTTACTACAGGATGACCTAAACGGGCTAAAGCATAATCCTTTAGTACAGACTCGAACTCAGAAAACTCTACTTCTTTATCTCCTCTGTTCTTGTTTAGATTTTCAAGGTCGATCTCTACCTCATTAGGAGGTTGATGGTCGTTCAACTTCTGACTAGCTACAGAAGTAAAGCTATTCCCGTATGTCGTTACCAGAGGTTGAATTATCTGAGCCATTTGTTTTTCTCCTTTTTCTTGTAGGTTTATTTTCCTTATCGACTATTGGTTTTAGATACATGTGATCAAACTGCTGATCAGAATCTATAACCTGATTAGGTCTAACTTCAGCAATTTCATTGTTAATCACTAGAAGTATTGGAAACCTACAAGTGCTTCTATACTTGTACTTCATATTTATATATAGCCATTCTATAAAAAAAACTACCCACTCCCCCGTTTTTGAGGAGTGGGTAGTTTATAATACCTTACTTATCAGGCTACAGTGTTAGCTGCGCTGTAAGAAGGCTTGATGAAGGGGTTGAAGAGTCCACTATCACCAACGATGCGAATCACACGGTAGAAGCGTGAGGCAGGGTTGATAGCGACCTTACCGTAACGGGTAAGGATGCCCTTTCTGGGCTGGAAGGACTCGGGATCCGTAATGGTGGGTAGGGCCTGGAAGGGGATGTAAGGGGCATATACGAAGCCGCCATCCATGGGACCAGAACCTTTGTAACCCATAAGGATCTCACCCTCTGGGTAGAGAGGATCAACGAAGAGATCGTAACGACCCATGAACTTACCACGGAACTGGATGCTACCAGGACCGAAGTTAGTTGGACCGTCAGTCTTCTCGATACCACCAGTCAAGCGAGCAGCAGTCTCAAGAATGGTTGCCACTACAGGTGAGCAAATCATCCAGTTACCAGCACCGCGTTGAGTGGTCTTGAAAATGTCCTGTGAGGCGAAGTTGATTACAGCAAGAAGGTTGCTGTAGATATCGCCAACATGACGAGGAGCGAAGTTAAGAGCACTTGACTCGAAGTCGATGAGGAAGACATTAGGTTGAGGAGCATAAGTACCAGGGATATCTGTGATGTTGTTTCCTTGGTAATCGAAGAGGAAGTCCCCGAAGGTAGAATCCCCTGAAGGAGCAAAGTTGCCCATCGAACCCTGGTTGGTAGCTTGATCTAGCATATCTCTGTTGAAAAGACTACCTGCGCTACCCTCAAGATCGTAAGCAAGACCACGAAGGTTCTCTATAAGCTCACGATCAACCTCTAGACGAATCTCCTTACCAAGAAGATCAGTAAGCTCGCGCTCAAGATCTAGGTTGTGGTAAGCCTTAAGGTCTTGTGAAGCCTCAAGAGTCCAGAGGGCACGCATTTTCTTGGTGCGTGCGATGACAGGCTGTTGCTCGATCTGAAGGCTTACTTCAGGGATACCAGTGCCAGCAAGGTTTTCACCAGCAGATACTGACCAGCCTTGAGCGTAAGCAGCACTGGGCCAGTTAGCGATAGCAGAAGCCATGTTATCGCCACCTTGGAATTGTCCAGATAGAGCAGAGGCACCAAGAGCAGAAGCTGCGGGCCATTCACCAGTGTCTAGGCTGAAATCACCTTCCGTGCCATTGGGCGTTACAGCACCAGTGGTTTTACCACGGTAGGTAAGCTGGTACTTGCTGTAGAGAGTCTGACGGGTAGGACCGTAAGCTCTTGCTGCACCAAGATAGAAGACCTGTGAGACGGGACCGCTCATAGGCTGAACGCTAACAAGGTTGTTAGCGATTAGTTCGGGGAATACCCGACGAACGAGAGGGAAAGCGAACTTCTGGAAAGTGCCGAGGCTACCAACAGTAGTAGTACCGATACCCATAGCAGTGTTCTCGTCAACACGCTCTTGGCTGGACTTTAGTTGGTTCTCCAGAAGTTGTGCAGTAACTCTCTTGGTATAGTCGTTTTCGATGCCGTCAAGAGCAGGACCCCACTTGGAGACTAGCTCGTCAGATGCACCCATTTCCATAATTTCCATGTTTACAACTCCTTAAAGTTCATGCTCATTTCATTAG